AGGAAGACGAAAACGAAAACGAGGAGGATGACGAGTGACGCGGTCGGTAGTTTCGGCAGAAGAGTTTCTAACATCACCAGCACTGGAACGCCAAAAAATTGACGTTCCTGTTCCGGAACTCGGAGAGGGTAAAGTCATCCCGGTTTGGGGAATGACACCTCGCGAGCGGACGGAATTCGATGATCGTCAGGCTCGGTTGTCGAAGGCGCAACGAGCAAAGCAAAAGACAGAGATCCGGGAGCGAATCCTAGTTGAATGCTGCCGGAATGATGACGGCGTGAAACTATTTACCTTTGACCAGATCGCAACACTCGGGCAGCGTCGAGGGGATGTTGTCGAACGACTTGTCAACGTTGCTTTGGATCTATCCGGATTCACCGGACAGGATTTGGAGGCCCTCACAAAAAACTCAGAAGAAGCCATCGAAGGCTAACGGCACTTCGGCTGGCTGAATTTGTCGAGCACACAACAGACGTTGATGGAATGATGGATCGAATGACGCACGCTCAGTTCGACGAGTGGTGTGCAAAGGATTTAATCGAGCCGATCGGAAGTCGCGGAACGAACGAAATCATGACTCGGCTGGCAATGATGATTGCGGGATTTCTTGGGCAGGAAAACGTGAGCCCAGCAGCGTTTGCGTGGTGGATCGAAAGCAAAAAGGACAAGCCTGTCGATGATGATGTTGCGATTGCGGCATTGGAGGCGATAGGAGCAAGGAAAACCTGATGGCTGTCATTGCTGGCGATCTCGTAACACGGCTGGGAATCGACGGTCGCAAGTTTCAAAGCGGTTTGCAAAACGCACGAGGCGAGGCACGCTCTTTCGTCGCGGACGTTGGCAAGATCGTTTCCGGGCTGGCGCTGTATGACATCGGCAAAAGTGCAGTCACAGGCATTTTCGGCCTTGCGAAAGAAACGGTGAATCTCGCCGCAACGGCGGAAACGGCGGCCGTCCAGTTCAAAGTGCTGACAGGTTCAGCGGAGTCTGCCACGGCTGTCATGGCGGACATCAATAAGTTTGCAGCGGATACACCGTTCGAATCGATGGAGATTACTGAAGCCGCGAAACAGCTGATTGCGTTTGGCGGAAATGCTGGAACTGTCATCAGTGAACTGCAGACGCTGGGTGACTTGTCGGCAGGCATGGGTATTCCACTTACGGAACTTGCCGAGCTGTATGGCAAAGCCCGAATTCAGGGGCGGCTGTTTATGGAGGACATAAACCAATTGCAGGGACGGGGAATAAATGTTACTGCTGAACTGGCTAAAGAGTTTGGCAATGTTCGTGACGCTGTCGAAAAAGGGCAGGTCAACTTTGGGCATCTTGAGCGTGCGTTAAAGGCGATGACATCGGAGGGCGGTGCGTTCGCGGGCATGATGCAGGACATGAGCAAGACGTTTGAAGGGCAAACATCCACACTCATGGACAATTTCAAAACGATCGGGAGAGATTTAGGCGAGATGGTGCTGCCAAAACTAACCGAAATCGTCAGCGAAGCGAATAAGATTTTAGCCGCGTTCAATGCTCTCGGAGACGCACGCTGGAAGTTCCTTGGTGATGTGATCGTAGCCTCATTCGATGTTGGCATGGAAACAATCAAGCTTCACTGGTCAGACATGCTGAACAGCATGATCGATCAGGTGAGTGAGATTGACTGGTCTGCATTGCTAAACCCGTTCGCTGGGGTGAATATCAACGATCTCAGGCCGGAGGGCAAGCCGCAGAACTTGGCAGACGCACAGGGGCGACTCAATGCCCTTATGGGCAAACTGGCAAATGCTGGTGCCCAAAATGACATGACGAAACCAGGCGCAGCGAATCCGGGGTTTAACCGGAAGTGGATGGATCGCGAAGTTCCGAGGACGACAGCAGAAGCGGCCACAAGTTTATTCGAAAAACTGCAGGGCAAGTTCGCCGGTGCAAAAATGGGTGCTCAGGGAATCGCAGACCGTGCAAAGATTCAAGCGGGAGCCCTGGGCGGAATGTTCGAGAACTGGTTCGGCTCGCCTGACTGGGAAAAGAACAAGCAAAAGCAAGAAGAGCCACGGCTTGCCGGAGCAATGCAGAAAGGATCTCAGGAGGCATTTTCCACGATCTTTGCGGCTATGTTGAATCGCGGGAAAGATCCCGTTGTTAAGGCCACAGAAAAAGGTGCGGCAGCCGTCGTTAAAGCCATCAAAACAAATAAGCCGCAAATGATCTTGGCGATGGGGGCGGTGAATCCATGAGCGTAATTTTCAAAGAAGAAATTGGAAGCGGTCGCAAGGCAACCAACAGCAAAGGAATGCGAAGTTACTCGCGACAATTCCGGCTCGAAACCACATCGCGATCAGATGGACCGTATGCGGTTGGTAGCGACACAAACCTTCCGGCAATCGGCGCGACGCATCCAGAAGATTCTGGGGCATGGTGTACGACGCTGAGTGTGGAGAATACCGAAGACTGGAAAGGCTGGACGGTCACGGCGGAATACTCAAGTGAACGCGAGCTGTCAGAAACGCCAACATCCGACCCTGTATTTATCACATGGAATTCAGAGCAGTTCCAGCGACCGGCAATCGTAGACCAGACCGGCAACGCGATTGTCAATAGTGCTGGAGATCCGTTTGATCCTCCATACATGATGGACGATTCACGGCGAGTCGTGACGGTGACGAAGAATCTGACAACAGTGCCAACATGGATTTTGACATATCAGGACGCGGTGAACTCAGACACATTCACGGTAGATGGTGTTTCAATCGCCGCAGGCAAAGCAAAGATGCAGGCCGTGACGGTCAGCGAGGTACAGACACGCAACGGAATAGCGTTTCGCACTGTGGTGTTTTCAATCCATCTTCAGAAAAATGGCTGGTTGCTGGAACCGCTGGATGCGGGCTTTCGAGAAAACATCGCTGGTGTAATCTCGAACATCAGGAACGACGGTGATGATGAGCTTCCAGCAGCACCAGTTCCGCTGAATGGATCGGGGGCTGTGCTTTCAAATCCTACACCAGCCACGGCCGTATATGGTTCGTTTACTGTGTACGAAACCAAGGCGTTCTCCTCTTTGCCACTGAGCTAAAAACATGGCTGATGAAATTAAAGTAAACCAGTCCGTTCGGCTACTCAAAGGTGCTCTAAAGCATGAGTTTACGCCGCCTCAAATCTTGATGACGATGACAGGGGCATTGGTTTACGATGTAACGCTGAGCGTGGGCACATCGGAAGAGACCGCTGGCCCAGCATTTGGAGATATCGGAACAGAGGGGTTGTGCGTCGTCTATAACCTTGACTCGGTCAATTATGTGCAGGTCGGCTTTGCCACCACCGTTTATGGCATGCGGCTGTACGGTGCAGGGACTCCGGCAACGTTTACTATTGAGCCCGGAGCAACATTATACCTGAAGGCCAACACGGCATCTTGCAACGTTCGCATCATCGTCTACGAGAAGTGATCAAATGTCAGATCCTGTAGTTGGATTCGACGCAAAAGGCGCAGAGCAATACAAAAAGATTGCTCGTGAGGTTATGCGTCGAATGATGAATCCCGCTCAGGTGCGAGGGCGTTGGCAGCAACGAGAAGGCGGTTCCGGCGGCGGCCATACAATGTGGTTTGTCATCGCTGATGTTCTCTGCCCTGACGGCTATAAAGTCACGCAAAACACAATTCGAGTTACCCCGCTATGGTACACAGGAAACTGCGGCACAGTTCCGCCGGGCCGACAGGATGACGGATATTGGCACGTTTATGACATATGCAGTTATTTGTCTGGGCAGGTCGCTGACGATTTGCCCGGAACAACTGGCAGAGCGACGTATTACTACCCGTACACAGCCGACGATTACGATCCCCCACCTTGCGTTCCGGCATGGATCTTGAGCGACCTTTGCGCACAGCCGGAGTGCTGACGAATGCCATCACGCTACCTTCGCAGATCGTCACCAGACAGGCTCAAGCCATGCTCAGAGCGAATGGTTGACGTTTGCGACATCGAAACGGCTGATGGCTGTTGTGGTGTGATTCCTTGCAAGCTTTGCATTGAATGGGAAACCTACGACGACGGCATCGCCTACGGTTCAGCGACATTCGCTGGCTCATCATGGACAGGCACGGTTGGCGGCCATGCGTTTGTATCGTACTGGGAGAGGAATTACGAGACCGACGAATGCGAATATGTTGTTACTCTCGACGACGAGGAAGTGTACCGCGCGAACTGTTACGAGGGGGCAAGCTGCCGTGATCCACAGGGCGAAGTCGAGGTGTCGACGGCATACCTTGAGGGCACGCTTCGATGGCAAAAATACGAGCCACTTGAACTGCAACTAACGACGGACCCTGACACAGGATGCCGCGACTTTTTTTGCGGAACCTGTCGTTGCTCCTGCGAATGCGTTTGCGTGACGATTACGGAATCGAACGGGATGACTTTATCTGGCGAACTTTGCAACATTAGCTACGAATGCGACGCGCCGGTTTGGGCTGGCACTGTCGGCTACTATGAACTGTCAATCGCACTTGGCCGCAATCAATACGGCGAGTGCATTATTACCATGTCTGTCGATGGAGAGGAACAGGAGCCAGTTGCTGCGCCGGGCTGTGCGTCGATGACCGCGACCGTGACGTTGTATGACGGAACGACGATTGCGGTTGCTTGCAAGCAGTGCTTGTGCGAATCAAGTGGCTGTCCATGCTGTCCCGGTTGGCTTCTTACGGCGTCGGCGTCAGTCGAATACACGACGATTCCAGAAACATCCGATTGCGGGGCATTTGATCCAGCCGTTGTGACTGGCGATTTTGGGTGCGAGGATACTGGTGATCCGGAGGGCACGGTTTTACGTTTGGACGCTACGTTTCTCAACGCCAGAGTTTTTTGCCAAGATAACGGAGACGGCACTTATCAATGGAAAGCTCAGTACCGCTCCGCAATTTCAGGCGGCACATTTGAGCCGCCAATATCCGACACATGGGCAGACGGTGAAGATTTCGATTTTATTTGCCCAACGTGCGACGATCCAATCGGAGAGTTTTCTTTTATTGCATATATGGCGTGTGAGACTTCCGGAGGAGTGGTATCGTAT